TCAGCATGCCATATCCTCCTGACGGGGCTTGAAGCAGGCGAATTCCCACAAGGTGGCGTCCGCCCAGCACAGGCGTATCCCTTCAACGCCGGCATGATACGTCGGCATCGGCCTGAAAAACAGGCATTCGGGGCAGGGAGCAGCGCCGGCCAATGGTTTGGACCGGACAAAAGGCTGTGCAACCGCTGCCGCTTCCTCCGTGGCCGCCGGCTCAGCCGCCTCACGCTCTTCCGATATCTCCGGCTCTTCCTCTGGCAGCGGCGCGTCCTGCTTCAAGCCGACCACCCCCAGCAAACGATCCAGGGCCGCAACATCGGTACGCTGCAGCACGGCAAATCCCTTTTCCCGGACGAATCCTTCCACCAGCGAATCCACCCACAGGCAGCGCAAGCCGCTCACACCCTGGAACTGTTCCTGGTGGAGCACCCGGAAGCCGAGCATGACCAGCCAGTCCGCCATCAGCAGGGATCGGCGTTTGCGCAATTCCGGCATCACCCGCCGGTTATAGGCCGTCAGGATATGCTTGACCCCGAGCCTGCCCTCATCAATGTCGGGCCACAACGTGGCCAGGGTCTCGGCCAGGGCCAGTTCGGCCGGGTCTGTCACATTCGCCGGCGGATCAAATTCATGCCATTGCGTGCAGGACAGGCAGGCCATCGGCCGCGTCGGCAGATTCGCCAGAGAAGACGACACCGGCCGGGTCCGGTTCGCCCTGCACTGCGTCGGGCTGAGCCGGGCCTTGAGCCCATGGCAATCAAACAGCACCACATGGTCCATACAGCCATCCTACGGCCAGATTGAAGGGCTCGATCGATAGAGCCGCGCGTCACGGCACGCAACGATACCGGACCTAGCTTTTACATTGCACCCTGGGAGACAAGGTCAAAGGCGAACCGACCAAATCCCCCGCCCCGAAACTGACCAAGCCCTTTAATCTGACCATATTCCAAAAGCTGCTCCACAACGCCCCATTGCACCTCGCCGTGCGGCAAAAGCCCGATCCAGACGTCAAAGGACACCCCGGCGTTGATGATCTCGGAGGTGGCGATGCAGCTCATAGGCCCCTCCTTGGTGATCCGCCGCAGCGGCCTCCGGAAGATCCCGTTCGGTTCCTTTTGCAGCGGAATAATCCGGGGGCCGCAAAAGAGAAACCGGGTCAGCTTGTTGCGCAGGGCGGCAATGCCCTGTTTCGTGGTTTTTGTCCGTTTGACCATGGCTTCATGCTGCACAATATCCTTGAGCGTATTGCCGGCCTCCTTCAGAAACCCGAAGAACTGGTAATCCAGGATGGAACACCACCCGTCCTGGTTGCGCAGAAACACGGTCGTGCGTTCATCCGCGCCCTCCGGCAACATGGCAGCCTCCTCCGCCCCCTCCACGTCGGGTTCCGGAGCCCTGGCCGCCACCAAATCCTGGTACACCTGCCGTTGCGACGGCAACGAGCCCAATATCGGCTCAATCAGAGTGATTTTGTACGTCCGGTATTCAATGCGGTCCGATAACGACATACCGTCCCCCTACTCCCCGTTCGCCGCCAGAACGCCCCAGACCCGCACCGCCCGGTCCATTTCCCGCCGCTCCCGATCCCGCAACAGCTCCATGCGCTCGGCTTTCGCGGCATCATCCAGGCGCAGCTTGCGCAGCCCGGCCATATCCTCATGGATCGACTGCACCCGGCCGACCAGGGCGCGCAGGCGCGGCAGCCGGGTTTCGCTGCGCACGGTCATGGCGCCTTCCATATCCCCGGCATCGCGCAAGGCGTCATAGCGGCCCTTGGCATCCAGATAGGTGCGCCGCACCTGATAATACGGGTGGGACAGGTCTTCGATGTCGCCGGCATCCAGAGGTGCCACGGCCGGCGCGGTCTCGGCGCGGCCGGCCGGGCCGCTCAGGCGCGCCTGCTCCCGCTTGGTGGGCCGGGCCAGCCGTTCGGTCTGGCGCAGCAGCGATTCCTTGGTGATGGGCGACACCCGGCCGGTCAGCCCGGCCTCGGCCACGTCCTGGTTGTACTCGGCCACGGCCGCAACCAAGTCCTGCCGTTCGTCGGCATCCTGGCCGCCGTCCAGGGCAAAGGCCCGGAACCGGGCGTAGATCACATCCCGGCGGTCGCCAAAACGCTTTTCCTCGGTAATGGCCTCGCTGGTGCGGTCCCTGGCCCGGGCCTCGCGCAGCGGCCGGAACCCCAGCCCCTTGGCCACGGATTCGCCGCGCGACGGTTTGAGCGGTTTGCCGTCTTCGCCCAGGACCGGATAGTTCTTGCCCGTGGTCACGCCCTGGTCCGATTCGCGCACGGCCTGCAGCACCTTGGCCACGCCCGACGGCAACACCTTTTCCGCTGCCCGCCCGGGCTGGCCGCCGGCCAGATAGCCCACAGCCGTAAGCATGTCCTTGCCCAGGCCGCCCATGGGGCCAAGCACGTCGGACCACGTATCCGGCATGTCGATCATGGTCCCCAGGCTGCCGGACAGGTCCGCGCCGGTGGCCAGCCCCAGCAGCCCGAACCGGGCCAGGTCTTCGGCCTCGCCGCCGAGGTTTTTGCCCAGGAAATCATACAGCCACTTTTCCGGGTCATCGTCGCCGCCGCCGGCCGCCATCAACGCTTTAGCCAGCGAGGTCAGCACATGGCCGCCCAACCCGCCCAGCACAGCCGGCGCAGCCAAGGCAAACGTGGCCGCCTGCCAATCCTTTTTGGCAAACAGCTCATGCACGAGCTGCAAATAGTTGTGACCGTATTTCTTGTAGACGTACCACGCCTGCCCGACCCGCGCCCCGATGGACGTGCCCCAGGTCCAGGCCGGTTGCGTGGCCCGGTCATAGACGCCGTGCGCCCGGTCCGACGTCTCCCTGGCCCGGGCCACGGCCGTGGCATGATCCGCCCCGCCGGCCCGGGCCAGCCGGTAGCCGGCCAAGAGCGTCGCCCCCCGGTTGAGCTGCTCCGTGGCCCCGAACAGGGCCATGGACTTGCCCATGAGCCAGGACCAGCCCTGGCCGGCCGTGTCGCGGTAGACGGAAAGCGCCTCCCGGGCGAACTGCGGATCATCCAGGGATTCCCGCCGGATTTCGTCCAGAAACCGCTGTTCATCTGCCGTAAACCGGCCCCATTTTTTGGTCATGCGGCCCAGGTAATCGTACATGCTCCGGGCGATCTCGCGGCCCACCCTGGACCAGCCGCCCTTGCCCTGCATGGCATAGGCATGGAGCGCCGCCGGCACCGACGTGGCCATGGACGAAAGGTTGACCAACGCGCTTTTGGGATTCAGGCCCAGGTATTTGAGCGAGGCAACCGACTTGGCCAGGGCAAAAACCCGGTCCCCGGACTCGGCGTTGCGCAGGTTCTCAGCCAGATAGTCCACGGCCAGCCGGTACGTGTCGCGCTCCTTTTTGATATCCAGGCCCGGCGCGCCGGCAGTGCCGAAAAGCACCTTGGCCGCCTTCTCGGCCGCTTCCATCTTGGCCAGCCCGTAGGCCGTGGACCCGGCATACCGGGCAAACCGCTCCACCGCGTCCTTGAAATAGCCTTGCACCACCTCGCCGTGCCGGCCGCTGCGCCGGATCGACTGCGACCGGAAGCCCCGCGCCTTCACCTCGTCAGCCAATGTCTCAAGTATCTCTTGAACAAGTCCGGCGTCCACGTCCTCGCCCACTTGGTTGACCGCGCTTTCCACCGTCTTGGCCAGCTCCAGGGTCTTGAGAATCCCCTGGGTGGCCTCGGGCAGCTTGTCCAGCTTACCCACCGGCTCCATGTCCCAACCGGCGCGCCGCATTTCCAGTCGCAGCTTTTCCGCCGACTTGCGCCATTCCTTGTGCGCCCGGAACCGCTCGATATCCCCGTCCGCGCCAGTACGCTGGCCGCGCACCACATAGTCGCCCTGTTCGCGCAGACGCGGCGCATAAAAGCCCCGCAACTGGCCCATTTTTTCCACCATCTCGGCGAAGCTGAAAGAGGTGCCGTTTTCGTCGTGGAGCTTCACGTCGGAAAGTTGGCCCTTGATGGTCACCCCGGCCTTGCGGGCAGCGGCCACCACGGCCTTCACCTCATCGGCGTAGGGGGCCAGTTCGTCAGCCAGGGTCTTGTCGGAGTTGTAGCCGGCCGCGTCGAAAGCCTTGGCCGCGTCGGCCGGGATGCCGGCGTCGATCAACCGCCGCACGATCTTGCGCTCATAGCCGCTGCGCGCCTTGTCGATGAGCTTGCGGTAGGAGGCCAGCCGTTCGTCCAGCAGCATGTCGTAGCGTTCACGCATGATGCGCCACAGCCCAATTGTGGCCTCGTTGGCCCCATGCTCAGCAAACCACGTCTCCATGGCCTCCGGCCCGACCTCGTTGACGTCGGCGTGGTCCACGCCCGCATTCAAAATCTCGCGCTGCTTCGGGTCTTTGAGGACGTCCTTGGCTTCCTGGATGATAGTGCGGCCGTCGCCCACATCGAACGCTTGGTGCAGCAGTTCATGGGCGCGGTCGGTGCGGTCCCGGAACGTCTCATACAGGCGCTTGAGCACCGGCTGCTGCCAGTATTCCGGCGACCGCACCATCTTGCCCAGCACCCCGGTTTCCGACAGACCATGCACCCCGGCCAGGATGGAGCGGACATTGGCCGAGGCTTCGTCTTTGAGCCAGGTGGCCACGTCGCGCTTTTCGTCCGGGACGCCGGCCAGGTCGCCGGTGCGGGCGAAGCGGGGGCCACTTCCTTTCTGGGGCAGCCCCTGTTCGTACTTGACGAGATCAACTTCCGTGAATATCTTTCGCTTGTCCCTGGTTGGCATCTCTGTGGGCAATTGCAGCCCGAAAGATCTCTGCCAACCAGGGACTTTCGTTTTATCCCTGTAGAGTAACCCACCATCACGAATCTGGTTTGATACCCACTGCGGCTGTGTCCCCCGGGCATGGACGCTTGCGACCTCGTTGATCTCCGCACGCCCTTCCCGAACATTCAGATGTACTGCTGCGACTAGGAATGAACCCTGATGCGGCAACTCCGTCACCAGCACCAGACTATCGGCCCAGGTGGCAGACTTCAGGACAACGACAGGTCGCTCCAACGCTTGTGGCAACTGCTTCAGCACTTCCGGTGAAACCCCGTGTTTCCCGCCTGCATCCGCCCCCTTCAGTATTTTATTCGCTTTCCCCTGGGTCATTTGCAGGGGCAGATCATGTCCGCCAAGCAGCCCGATCACCGGCGGCGTTCCGCCAAGGTCGAGACGCTCGTGGGGACGAAACCGATTGCCCAGAAAATCATCCACCTGCTGCGCCCAGGAAGCCCCTTCCCCGCGCGAAAACGCCGGAGCGGCAGAAAACGGCTGCCCGGGCGGCGCGATGAAATCCAGACCTTTGCCGTCCACAAAGTCGTCGGCCTGGGCCAGCAGTTGCCGCAGTTCGGCCCGGGTCAGTTCCAGCGTCGGGAAGATCGACCGCACCCAGGCGGCGATTTTCGACAGCAGCCGGTCCAAGGCGCGATGCACCGTGCCGTCCTTGGCCCAGGACACCAGGATTTCCTCGGCTGCCTCGGCCCGGTTGCGGCGGTTGGATTCCATGCCGTGGCGCGTGAGCCAGCGCGTCACCTCCCGGGGTATCGCCTGGGCCGCCCTGGCCATGTAGTCTTCGCGCTCCCGGACGCCGCCCAATACCCGGTCCAACCCGGCGTGGCGGCCTTCATGGCGCAACAGCATCTGTACAAACGCCGTCTGCCCTGCCTTGACCGTGGGGATGTTCCCGGCCACCAGGGCAATGCGCTTCGTCTCGGCGTCATAGACCCCGTGGAACCGCCCGGACACCCCGGCATCCTCCACCGCCTCGCGCAGATCCGCCGGCATGTCGGCCTCGGACTGGTACACGTCCACGATGCCCCGCAAGGCCGGAAACTGCGAAATGCCCTGGCGCAACTCGGCCGCCACGGCCCGGGTGATGGGGGAGGCAGGAGCCTCTGATCCGTCCTCTCTCTGGAACATGGCCACGCCCCGGCCCGTCTCCTTCGTCTTGACCGTCTGAAAGAAGGTGTCGAAGGCGGCGTTGATGGCTTCGCGTTCCGCCCCTTCAGGGAACGGCCGGACGTTGACCAGCCGGTATTCCAGCATGGCGTTGTTTGCGCCGTAGACAAGAAAATCGCTGCGGCCATCATCCTGGGCCACCCTGTCTTCCACGTAGGAGGAAAACGCCCGGGCGGCCATTTCGTGGGGTTCGCTCCAGTAGTCCGACGTCCTGCCCTGGTCCATGAGATAGGCGGCGCGCCGGTACTCCGTGGGAATCTGCTTGGTCTTTTCCGTCTTGCTTCTGGCGTCTTCCAGCATCTTCGCCCGTCTGGCGAAGTCCTGGACATTGGCTGCCAGCGAATTAAACGGGCCTGTCCGTTCCGCATTGAATCCACTGCGGCCGCGAACCTCCTTGTAGATCGCCGCAAGGCCGTCAAGAATGTCGTTGCTGGAACGGTAGGAGCCAAACCGGCTGCGCTGCCGCCCCCCGGCCTCATTGCTGCGCATCTCCAGGGCCAGATTGTCGCCGCTCAAAAGCTGTTCCGCCAGGGCGTCGAACCGTTCCAACTGTCCGGCCTTGGCCGGCGCGCGCTTTCTTCCCCACTGCGCATCCTGGGCAAGGCCGGTACGGATGTCCTTCAGATTCCTTTCCAGATAGCCCCGGGCGCGACTGACAAACTGCTCGGCCTTTTCTGTGTCTTCCTTGTACTGTTCCGCCTTGTAGGCGATGTCGCCAAGCAGCTTTTCATAAGCCGCCCGCAACGCTTCGCGCACCTGGGATTTGCGGCTTGCCCCGTGGCTCAAATAGTCCCGCGAAGGTGCGTCACTGGCGGCGAAAACCCGATCGCCACGCTTGTTCTCCACCTTTTCAGACGACGCCTTTGTATCCTGTCGCCCGAGGTAGTGATCCAGCGCATGGTACCACTCATGAGCCAGGGAGCCGGCCCCGGTCAGCTTGGTCAGGTTGATGACGCCGTAATCCCGCTCGTAATGGGCTTTGGCGCTGGAAAGCCCGCGCCCGCGTGAGCCAAAGGCCAGGGCCAGATCCCCGTTCAGGGAAAGTGCTTTGGGCGGAACATTGAGGAGTTCGGCCAGATCAAGCAGGCCGTCATAGGCATGGTTGAGCACTTCCTGCCGTTCGTCTTGGTCGTTCCACTCCCCAAACTCCACGCCACGGAAGCCAAAGGCATCCAGGAAGTCCTGCCCCTTCGCCGGCCCCTCGCGCCGGGGCGCACCCTTCCGGAACACCTTTTCCGGTCTGACCAGGATTTCCTCGCCAAACCCGGTCTTGGTGTTGAGGATGTCTTCGGCATGTTCGGCCATGTACCGCTTGGCGTCTTCCTCCGTGGCGAAGCCGTCCTTGATGACTACGGTCTTTCTGTCCGTGACCTTCCGATAAATTTCCCAGGCCTCGCCGCGCTTCGTGACCCGGTGCTTCAAGGATACGGCCGCCAGCGGGATGGCGGCTTCGGCCTCCTCCTTGGAGTCGAACTTGAATCGTCCGGTCCGTAACAGGCCCTTTTGGTCGGCAATGGACCAATAGATTTTGTCTTCGCCGGAACGGAAACCGGTTTCACTGACCTGGACAGCCATGAACCGCTTTTTCCAGGCAGGCACGGAGTCGTCTTTCCCGGGCAAACGCACACGAGGGCCGGTCGGCGCAGCCGTGTCTTTGCGGGAGCCGCCGATCTTCTCCCCGAGGGCGAGACCGATCTTTTCGCTTTGCTCCGGGGTCGCCGCACCAGCCGCTTCTTCAGGCCGGCTTTCGACGGCAGCGGACTCGTTTTGTTCGGCTTCGGCTGCCGGCTCATCCCGGGCCTCTTCCTTCGGCGCAGCATCGGCTGACGAAGGCTCGGACTGCGCAGGCACTTCTGCCGCTGGCTCGGCAACAGCCCCGACGTCCCCGGGCGGTACAGCCGCCTGATCCTGGGCATCACCTTGCGCTTCGCCAGTGGCCACGCCCGGAGACTTGTCCGCCTCGGCCTGCTGCCCGGCCTCGCCGACAACCGTGTCATACGCCGCCCGCAGCTTCAGTTCCGGCGTATCGGAAATCGCTTCCAGGAACCCCAGCCGCGACTTCCTGCCCGGCTTGATGCCAAGGACCTTGCCCAGGGCGTTTTGCTGGTCCGGGGCCATGGCCTGCAACGCCCGCCCCCGGGTGGCGGCATTCATGGGATGCGGCGGTTCCGGCGGCCGTTTCGCGGCGGCGACCGCTTCCGCCGGGGTGTTGCCGCTGTACTGCGAAATCTGGTGCTCATCTGAACCGGCAAGAGCGTTTAAAACGGCATAGCGCGGCGGCATCCCCTGGCCCATGACGTTGACGGTTTTGACGCCGTCGTGCTCAACAACAGGCACCTCCCGCAACGTGTCGCCAGACCAGACCTTGGCCGTCTGCGGCGCGCCAGCCGCACCCGGCTGCTCTTGCACCGATCCGGCCGCCGCCTCCTGCCGCGCCTGCCCGATCCGCCCCACCAGATCATCCCGGCGAATCTCCACCGGCCGCTCAATCCCCAGGGACACGGCCAAGTCGTTCAGTTCCCGCTTGCTCCGGGCCTTGAGGTCTTCGGCCGCCGGCGGCGCTTGCGCCTCCTGCATATCGGCCTGGGGCTGTCCAGTCTCGACCGCAGGGTATCCAGCAACGTCCCGGCCCGGCTCCTGCCCTTTATTTTGTGGCAAATCTGCCACAACTTTTTCACCGGCCGCCGGCGTCTCGCCCACCGCCGTCAACGGAATTTCCCCGGTCGGCAGCACCCCGGCCGGAGTCTGCTCCACCAGGGCCGGGCGCGCCTCGGACTGCGCTTCCGGTTCCGCCTCCTGCACCGCTTCCGGCGTGGCCCCGATTTCGACCAGCGGAATTTCTCCCGTGGGTCCGGCAGCCTGGGCCATCGACGGCGCCAGCGATTCCGGCGCGGCGGCTTGCCCTGCCTGGGCCGGTTCTTGCTCGGCCGCCGCCTTGGGCTGGCGTTTGCGCGAGGCCCTGCCCTCGGCCGGCTGCGGCTGGCCCACCGGCGCAACACCGTCCAGAAAGCCATCCAGTCCGCCCGGGAACGGCGCGGCATGGGTTTCCTGGTAGCGCGCATCCAGGTTGGCCGGATCGTAAAAGTGCCGGGCCTGTTCCTCGGCCGCCACAATGGCCGGTACCAGAGCGGCGCGCTTGAGCCTCCCGGGCTTTTCCACGCCAAGGGACGCGGCCATGTCGCGCAACTCGGAATAGGCCAGCCCGGACAGTTCCGCCGCCCGGTCCGGAGCCGCCTGCCCCGATTCCGGCGCGGCGGCCGGCGCTTGCTGCGACAGCGCGACCGGGGCCACGCCTTCCAGGAAGCCATCGACTTGGCCCGGGAACGGCGCGGCATGGGCCTCCTGGTAGCGGGCGGCCACGGCCTCAGGATCGTTCCAGCGCCGGGCCGCGTCCTCGGCCTGCAGCACCGACGCCACCAGCTCATCACGCTTGATCCGTCCCGGCTTGGCAATACCCAGGCCGGCAGCCAGGTCGTTTAATTCCCGCTTGGACAGCGCCGTCAGTTCGGCCCCCCGATCCGGGCCGGCCGGCCCGGCCGCAGCCTCGGGGGGGAGGCCGGGCGCCTCCTGGGGCTGCGCCGCCTGCTGCGCCGCAGCGGCCCGGGCCGCGTCGTCGTCGGCCAGAAATTCGTTGAGCGGGAAACCGCGCGCCGCGCCTTGCCGCCGGAACTGCTCGGCATTGAGGCCCAGCAACACCTGCTGCAACCCCTCATCGGGGTTTTCGCGGTACAGACCGTCGGCAATCTGGAAGGCCCGGCCCAGGTCATCGTCAGCCAGCCCGGCCACAGAGCCGTCCGTGATGGCTTTGGCTGTTTCCGCCTGGAAGTCCTGGCGGTACTGCAACGCCGCCCGGTTGTGGGAAAACCCGCCCAGGCCGCCGCCCATGACGCCGCCGGTGATCGCGCCGCCCACCATGGCCTCGGCCACGCCCTCGCCCATGGACTGGTCCGGGTTGATGTAGCGCCGGGCCGCGTCGTTGCGGACAAGCTGCTCCACCGCGCTCTGGCTGGCTTCCTGGCCGGCTTCCAGCACGGCTTGTTTGCCGATGGTGCGGGCCAGCGTCCTGCCGGTCTCGCCGCCGATGGACTTGCCCAGGAAGTGTCCGGACGGCGCGCCAAGCACCGCCGTGGCCCCGCCGGCTATCAAGCCGCTGCGCAGCGCCTCGCCCCGCGCCACCGACGCCTTGGCCGACGCTTGGCGCTCGGCCTCGGGCATGTCGGCCGGCAGGGCGGCCAGGGCCTGCTGATAGTCCGGATGCTGCTGCAACACGCCATCCGGCGCTTCCAGAATTTGATCCTCGCCTTCCTTGGCCGCATACAGGCCGCCAATCACACCTTCGCCCAGGCCGGACCCGACAATACCGGCCACGCCGGCATTGAGGCCCAGGCCGATCAGGCCCCGGGTCGCCGCCACGGCCGGACCGCCGGCAGCGGCCATGGCCGGGACGCTCTCCACGATGGTGCCAAGGATTTTGGCCGGCGACGTCACGCCCGGGCCAAGGCCGTAGCCGAACATGCCGCCGCCGTCCGGCCGTTCTTGCACAAACGGCTTGGCCATCTCGGCCTTGTAGGCTCCGAACTGCTGCCCGCGCGTGGCCGTCTCGCGCTCCTTGTAGAGGCCTTCGACGGCCTTGCCGGCGCGGTCCAGGCCCACCCACTGCATACCCCGGCCAAGCACCTGGCCGAACTGGTCCAGGCCGACGCCGATGCTCCGGGCGTAATCCCCGGCCGTCACCGAACCGCCCGGAAGTCCATACCCGGGCTGCTGTTGCGGCTGCGGCTTCGGCTGCGTTTCCTGGGCTATCTGCGCGTCAAAGCCGTTTTGGCGCGCGAAATCCTCAAACGCCACCCCGGCCTTGGCCGAACCGCTGCGCTCGTGCAGATCGGCGGCCACATCGGCCAGGGAAGACTGGCCGTAAAAGCCGGCATTCTCGGCGCGGTACTTGATCAGATCAACAGCCATGCGGGCACCATCCTACCAATACGACCGGCGGTTTTTCCTGGAATCCTGAAGCGCCTCCTGCGGCGTACGGACAGTCGGCAACGGGACATTCTGTCCGGGTAGCCCGCCGCCAAGCCTTGCGCCATAATCAAAGTCGCCAATCCGATCCGAGCGCGAAACCGTTTTTGATGGCGCTGCCGTCGGCGCAATCGACGATCCGCCCGGCAACCCGCCAACAGCCGGAGCCTGGGCCTGTGCCGGCGGCGCGACCAGCCCGCCGCCTCCCGGCAATCCGCCGACGCTTGTGCCCATGGACAACCCGCCCGGCAGGCCCGGGGCGCGGTCCATGGCCGCCTGGTTTTGGGCGTACTGCCAATACGGAACAGATCCTTTTTCACGAGGGTCATAGTCTTTGTTCGGAATGGCTCCATACTGCGGCTGCATCATGGCCTGTGTCCGCAGCTTGTCGCCTTCCAGGCCGAGGCCGGCCACGGCCAACGAACCCTGATTGGCCAGGGTCCGTTCCTGCAGGCCGTAGTTTCCCTGGATGCCGGCCACGTTGGCCGCGCCCTGATTGACCAGGGTTCGCTCCTGCAGACCAAAGCCGCCCCGGATTTGCTCCGCGCCAAGCTGTGTCTGCGAAGCCAGCCGCGCCCGCTCCATGGCCGCAGCATCGGCCGCCGCCTGCATCCCCGGCCGCTGCGCCACGTCCTGGGCGGTCGCATTGGCCCGGGTCGTGTCCGAGTCGGCGTTCTGGCCCAGGATTTCGTACTTCTTCCGAACCGATGCATCGAATAGCGATTGATTCCAAGGCATGGCTGCCCCCTAGGCGCTGATTTGCTCGACGTGCGAGTAGGCTTCGCTGAAGCTGCTCGAATTGCTGTTGCCGCCAGAGAATCCGACGCTGGCCGACGCGTGACGCGATGCCATGGCCGACGCGGCCAATTGCGCCGCGGTACTGGCCGCAGCGGCCAGTGCATGTTCGGCCACGCTGGCTTTGGCTTTGGCCGCCTCAACCGCAATGCGCGCCGTTTCTATGGCCGCGTTTGCCACGATCGACTCCTGCTGTACCTGGATCGACGCCATGCCACGCGCACTCTCATTGGATGCGGCCACGCCATGCACGGCGGCTTCATAGGCCTGGACTTCGGCAGAGGAGATGCGGACGGATGCGTCAACCGCAGCAATCATACCCTGCATTTCAACCTTGGCTTTCTCCAACTCCGCCCGGTACAGCTCGATCTGTCCACGGTTGCCCGAATCCACGACAGACGCCTGAACCGCCTGGGCGTCGACGGCGACCTTCGCCGCGCCAACCACCGTGGCGTGAGCCGACGCCTGGGCCTGGAACAGGTCCACTTTGGTTTTTTCGGCGGAAATTTGGGTGCCCCAGGCGTTATAGCGGGCCACCATCGCGTTGATATGCGCGGTGAAAGCCCCGACTTTCGCTTCAAAGGCTCGGATTTTTTCAGACTGCGCCTGAAGTTTGGCGATGGCTCCCTGGATTTGCGCCTTGTAGATCTCAACGCGAACTTGCTGGGCCTGGCATTCGGCCAAATAGACGTCGATATCCTGCTTCCGCAAATCCCCGGCCAACCGCGCCCGTTCCAACTCCAGACGACGAGCATCCAGAGCCAGTCCTGCGGCCCGGATGCGGGCCTCAAACACGGCTGCGTCGGCTTGGTATTGGGCGAGCTGGAGATTGTAGACGGACACCTGGATGTCCACCACGCGATAGCCAAAATCAGCCGTATGGTGCGCCGCTTCCAGCGCCCGGGCCTGTGCCTGATTGAACCCTTCCAGGCGCAGACCCACGGCGGATATTCCATGCTGCATTAAGAATTCGCGGTGCTGCACCGTCAGACGGCATTGTTCGGTCACAAGCTGGGCTGTGACCTCATTGACCGAATCCGCATAACGCTGTTTGGCTTGATACTCCTTATCGTTGTCCGCGCCGCTTGGGCCGTCCTGACCCCGTGCCGACCAGCCGTCGCGGATGGCAGCCAACTCGATGCGCAACGTCCGTGCCGCCACGGACTCGGCCTGGGCAACCGCGGCTGTAATGCCGGAAATGGACACAATGTCGCCGCCAGACAACAGGCCGTTGTATATCTCTGCCTCAATGGTTTCCTGGAGCGGCGAACGGAATTCCCCCTCTTCGTAGACAAACAACCGGCCCGGCACGTCAATGTTCGGCCTTCCGGGACGCTCACCCTCGAATACAGGCAGCCCGACATCAACCAGGGACGGCAGCTCCACCTGCGGCAACCCTGGTGGTGTGGGCAGTTCCACGCCGGGATCGCTCGGCAGGCTGACATCGTCAATATTCGGCGCGGGTCCTGGATCTTCCGGTTCGGCAACAGTCGGCATCTGGGGGATTGATACCGTGGGCGCAACAGCCGTGAAGACCGGCAGTTGCACGGCAGGGATTTCCAGGCGGTCAAGGGAAGGCGCATCGGCGACTGAAACAGTATCCACGGACGGACGAGGAACCTGCGGCGGACTTGGTATCGCCTGCATGTTCGTCGAGACATTGCCCACGGACACAACCGAATCCGGAACAGTAAAATTGGACAGACCATTGGCAAGTTGCCCGATAGCCCCTGTCGCCGCCGAAAACGCCGAGTTTGCTTTGCTGGCGGCATCAGAAAAGGCCTGGGTGACCAATTGCGAGGAATTGTCGACATCCAAAAAACCCTGAGCCATCTCAAACCCTCCGGTTGCCCAGGCTCAGGGTGTGCAGTACGACGCCCGTAATCCCGCACGCCCCGCTGCCTTCGATCATAAATTGCATCGCCTGACCAAAATTCTGCCTGTCCACGGCGAATTGTCCTTGCCCTGCGCTCAAGGCTGGCCGCCAGGGCTTGCCATCAAACCGCGTGGATACCCGGACATCCTCGCCCAACGGCCCGGCCAGGACGACCATACCCAACCGTTTGCCCCCGGTTCCACCGCCTTCCGTCAGAGGGCTTTCCACTGACCAGACGATGTCCTGGCCGGCATCGTCATGTCCGCCCAAGCGGTAGATGCCGTCGGCAGCCAGACCGTAGGCCACGCCGCCGGACTCGAAAAAATCCGTAAACGGCCACCCCAGGTATTGTGTCACTGCCCCGGAATCCAACGGATAGGAAATGACCAGCGCATCGCTCATGCCAACCTCTCTGGATCAAAACACAAAACATCAGTAGCCCAAGGCGGCCGGGACTTGGCGTGGCCCAGGACCAAAGCGAATCGCGGCAATTTGATCTCCCCATATCCAAAAATTGTCCCGCCACTCCCTCCGCAAACCGACAGTCGCGGGAACGCCATGTAGCCCCGCCCCGTGATGTTGATCGACCCTGTGCCGCGACACGTCCACTGCGACAGACGGCAGATGCCTTCCGCCACGGTGCCGACGCATCCAGAGGCCTCGACCCTCAAGCCCGGGAACGCCATGTTCCCGACAACCAACGGGCGGGCGGTGCCCGTAGCCACGACCGACCATCCGGAAAACCGCATCAAGCCCTGAGCGCCCCCGAAGCCCTCGGCGGCAAACGCAGGAAAAAGACACTCGGCCACCCCTCCGCCGTACGCCGTAACTTCAAAAGCCGGGAGTTCCGCCCGTCCGAAGGCGTGCAACGTCATATGGCCCGTGGCCGCGACGGTCAGCATCGGCACAGCCGCCTCGGCCACCCCCCCGCCGTGCGCCACCACCTCAAACGCCAGCAACTCAGCCAATCCAAACGCGGCCAGATTGGATTGGCCGGTACTCGTTAACTGCGACCATGTTATGGTGGCGTTGCCAACGACATGTGAAACACGCCCCGATGCGCTGATTGCGAAAGATGGGAACAGGATGGAAGCGCCCGCCAGTTCGACAGACAAGGCAGGATGATAATCCGTCAATTCGCTATCAAAACTGACAACCCTTCTGACAGTAGGTTGTGAATTGTCACCTTTGATCATGAGGACGACATGGTTGCCTTCCTGCCATCCCGGCCTATTGACTATGTTTCGAAGGAGCGAACTTATATCAGCCGAGTAATATCGTACGCCAGCTTCCCAATCCACGATTTCCCATGCAACGCCATCCGACAGTGGCAATGCCCTGGCGGCATCTATTGTCTCCGGAGCTGATGCGTCGTCGTCGAGAACGGCATGGATTGTGACAGCAGTCAAAGCAGACTGATCATCCTCATTCTTGAAAGAAAGCGCCGCATAAACAATGGAAGCGCCAGGGCGGACAGGCAACCGGAAACGAACGAAGGCATCAAGATATTGCGTTCCAGTATATCCAAAATAGAAACTCGTCCCAGGGTAAACGATGCCGTCGGCGGCATTCCTTTCCCAAAACGCATCGTCACTGGCTGCTTCTGAATAGTATGTTTCCATGCCGTACTATCACCCCATGACCAAGAACATCAGCAATTCTAGAAAAACTTAAATATGGTATTTAATTTTGTCGGGATATATACAGCTCCTAATATTTCACTTTCTTGGGCGGACAGAATCCTTGCCATCGCCTCAGTAATGTCGACGCCGTTTCTAAAAATGTAAGTCTCCTTATTGAATGGCTCTTCTCCATCAAAACCGATGTAGGACAGTCCCTGTATTATGTCGTTTCCATTTTCCATTTCACAGTTCAGAAGACTTCCAAACGATCCAAACGTGGCAAACCATTTCTGGAAAAATTCATAGCTTGTTTCATCAATTTGATAAGACATTTGTCCGCCAATAGTAATTTCTTTGTGCGGCGTCTGTAGACGAACATTAATAGTTCTTGTCTTCCATCCTGTTTCAATCTCAGTCTCGACCAACATTAAGAATGGAGCATCGTATTTGTATGCTCTTGGGTACGGGATAAACGCCGCGCCATGACCGGCCACGTTAAAATCATAATACTCATTACTATACAGTGCTTGCGATTGCTTGTACTTTAATATCTCTTTTTTTGTTGAGTCCATATAAATCGTGATCTGATCAATTGGTGACTTTGTAATTGACCCATCCCAATGAACAACATCTTCTTTCGTGAGATATTCCACCCGACCAAATAATTCCGAATACATTTCATGCGATGAATCAGAAAAGCAGACATAGGAAATGGCCGGATAAATGCGCACGTCGCCTTCTTTTTTTGTTATGACAATTGATTTGAATTCTTTTTCTACAGTGTTTGTGTTTGCCAAAATATTCTTTGAAACGTATGTATAAGTTGCAATTTGATTCTTATACGTACAATTGATAAAGCGTAAATTTCCAGAATTATCTAAATATGTTGAATTTTCGTCCTCATATTCATTTTGATATAAACAATATCTATCTCTAATTGCTTCCATCACTCCATTGTTTATTGACAGCCTAAACGACATAAGAGCGTATTTTGAAGTTTCAGTTCGCTGGTAGATGTAAACATTTTCCCCGTCGCTATTTATGTCAAAGACGAGTACGTGCGGTTGAGGACTATCTTCAGTCTGCGACGGAATGATTGTCACTCCAAGCGGTGAGTAGAAACTATAAACGAGGACATGCAGGCCTGAAGTTAAATCAATCGCATAGATATGATAACGATATTGACTTCCAAGTCCAAAAGGGTTTCCTGAATAGCCTAGTGTTGTTGCAGCACCATGCCCAGTAATCGTAAAAGGGGAGCCAAACAGTAAAACAGGACGTTTCATCCGGCCGCTATTTTCTCCATTTTTTATCTCGATTGTCATTTCAACACGTTTTGAATACGAGGGGACATGGCCCTTAATTCCGTTAAATCTAGTTCCTATTAATCTGTTAAGTTTTTTTGCTCTTATTTTGTCCCCTGAAATCTCAACTTTTGATGCCCTTATCGATCCACCTTTTTCGTAGAAAACAATCAACGCCGAGCCACTGTCACTAGGCATATCAATATTTGCGCTAACTATTGGCACATAAACCGTAGCAGAATACTGATTAAAAACGCGATGCGCCGTGACAACCGTTCCATCGGTAAATGCAACAATGTGGCTATAAACTTGCATGTTTCGATTGTTGTTTGCTTTTAAAGCCTGAATCGCATGTTGCACATGCCCCATTCGCGACTGTCCGGCCTGGACGTCGCCTTTGAAATCGCATCCAATCCAAACATCGCCTGGAACATAGGGATATGTGGCAGCAAGATTGCACATGTGCTTCCTAGCGGCCGCCCGGGCGGGGGCGGCCGCTTCCTTGTATTGCTCTGATCTAGGACGCAGGAGCGACGACTACAAAGCTGTCGATAGTGACAGTTGCGTTTACGGTAACTGCCGTGCTGCTCAAGTTGAGCTGCGCCCCGGAGGTGGAGACGGAGCCGTCGAATCTCGCTGCGTCGAGGCTGGCTCCGAGAGTGCGGTCATTGGCATAGAAACGGAACCAGCCGGCCGTGCCGGTGAGTGCGCCCAGGCCGGACCAGATTTCTGAGGAGGCCTTGGCACAGCTCCCGGCAGAGGGGGCGGCGAAATTAAGGCCATTAGCCTCGGCCCCAGGAGTGAAGAGTCCCGACGAAACGGTGATCTCCAGCAAATGTGCCGTGCCTTCGCCATCATCGGCTGAAGCCGGCTGCACACCCGGGAAGATGCGGATGACGCCGTTTCGCATGATTTCTTTGAAACTGTCCGTGCCCAACAACTTATTGCGAAGGCCGGTGGAAACGCGCAATGCCATGGCGAACTCCTATGGATGGTAGATGGCCACCACACGGTGCGGCAGCCGCAACATCGCGCCGCCGCTTGCCGTCGCGTTGATGGCCACGTTGTCTTCGGTGAGCTTGATGATCATTCCGCCGGAAAGTCCAAGTTCCAGACCCTTTGCCGTGGCCCAAATGACGCCATGTTCCGGGTTGACTTTTCTGACAACGTCGCTGGCCAGGACCGGCATAAACATGCGAGGAATGACCGGCTCATGGCTGACAACGGTCATTTGCATCGCGCCCGGGTCAACACCGGCCTGGAAAACAATCCGGTGCTCGGTGGAGATGTAGACGCCGTCATCGATGGGCTGGATCATGCGCACGGATGAAGAGAGTCGCGGCAGCCGGCAGGAACCGATGCGAATGTGATGGGGATAACCGGGAACCGTGTAGAGGATCTCGTCATTGACGCCGATCCAGATGCGCCCGGCGAACGCCGCCAGGACTGTGCCGGCTGGCGGTTCGGCGTATTCGGCCGCTTCTCGCGCATCGCTCGAAAACGGGATGCCGCCCCAGGCCCGGGCTTGGCCGTCAACGATCCGCCCCTTCTGGATGCCGTTGCTCCAGTAGATCGCCTGCCCCTGCCGACACCACGCCAGTCGCGCCCCGGGCGTCAGACCTGTAAAGATCGGCGTGGCCATCATGCCGGCGACCGCAAGAAGCATGTTTTGTGAGGCCAGATAAGTGCGGGCACCATCCACAAAAGGTGAATGCGGTTCGGAAAGCGACAGAGCCAAGGCAAATCCTGGCCGCGTTGTCAGCCTCCGGCCGCCATCCGTAACGTCGACATTGACCGCCACGGCCAATTCACAGGAACCCGAACGCGCATCATAGCGCAACGCTTCCGGCGGGCTGACGGTATTAAGCCCCCGAAACTCCTGGAAAACAACCTGTCTCATGCCAGCTTCCTGCCGCGCAGCTCTTTTGAACCGGCGGTACGCGCCCGATAGCCCGTGGCGTTGATGTCGCGCTTAAGCTGCCGGATGGCCTCGTCGGCCATGGCCATGTAGTAGGCGGTGTTTTTCTTGCCTTCGAAGGCGTCTTCCTTGGAATCGAAAGCCCTGGCCAAAATGCCGTTGACCAGGACATTGCGGTGCAGATGCTCGGGCACGGCTTCGATGGACGTTGCCGTGACGTTGACCGCCACAGCCACTTCATCGGCCAGGGGTTCGGCCACGCGGCAGGAGGAACCCGACGCCGCCTCCACGGTGTACTCGCCGTCATTGCCGGCGCTGCCAGAGACCGTAAACACGTCGCCGGCGTGGAACCGGTCAAACAGCGGTCCATCCGCCGCCAGGAGACCCGAGGCAGAAAAAGCCACCTTGCCGGCCCCTTGCTCCAACGTGTGCGGCAACCGGTAGTAGCCCAGAATGATGGTTGCCTCAGCCTCCGGCGCAGGCCAGACTCGCAGCCGGGTGGTGCCCACGGCCGCCACAAACCGGATCTCGCCGGCCGAAAAACGGGCCGCGTCCAATCGCGCCCCGTCAAACCGTGACGTCACGACGGACAGCGGCCGGCCGTCGCTGTCTGCGGCGCTGAACAACTCGCGCTGGAAATCGCCGGGCAGGGCCACGGTCGAAGCACCGGCCGGCACGACGACGGCGGCAGCGGCCTCCAGGTCGGGCAAAAACACCCGGGAGGCCGCCATCCGCAACGCCTCATTGGCGTAACTATTCAGCTCGTCGTCGCCGACGGACGCATCCAGGAGTGGCCGCCGCGCCTCTTCGCGCAGGTCAGGGAGCCGCAAAACCCGACTCCGGAGCCATCGCGTCGGCCGATCCATCGTACACAGGCCCGATATAGGTGATCGGAAAGCGCTGGACCATGCGGATGTCCACGCCGCCATCCTCCAGGAGTTCAACGTCAGGCACTTCCGCGTTCCTCAGGATTTCCAACACGGCCTCGGACACGACACATTCCGTATCGCGCGGAATCTGGAAGTTGACGCCGGCATGGGCTCCGACAACGGCCCGGCGGCCTTCCTTCGTTTTCTCGCTGGCAATCCTGATACGGTGCCCCAGCAGGACGGCCGTGTCATCGGACAAGTCTTTTTTGGCCATAGCAGCCGCTCCTTATTTGGGAAGCACCAACGGCGTGTCAGCGGTATGGCCCGGCGCGTCCGTACAGGCCGCCGACGACACCACCCCATCACCGCCGCATTTGTGCGCGTGGGTTTCAATCGCATCGATGACCAACCGAAACGCCTTTTGCAGGGCGATCTTTGTGCCGGGATCATGGACGCTGGACAGGATATCGTTGAGCGTTCGTTCCATAGCCACGTCCTACAGGCTTTCGCCGGGGATCACGCCGGACAGGTTGTGGTAGATTACCGTGATATCGGCCGCGTCCAGGGCCGTGGTGCCGCCGGTAAAGGCCGTGGCCCCGCCGTTGGACACGTTGACCGCCCCGAACAGGCAGGCGCCGGAACCGGGATCGGGCACGACGATGTCGTTTCCTTCATCCGGGGCCACGGCCGACACCGTGACGTTGCCGGCGGCGTCAATGGCCAGGAAGGCGGCCGAGGACTTTCCGGCGGCAACCACGCCAAGGTTGGCCAGGGAAACGGCGGCCTGGGCCGCCTTGCCGAAAATCCTGCCGTTGATGCGATAGTCAAACGCCGAGGCCTTGACCGCCGGGCTTGCCCCCGCTGCGATGGCCAATCCGGGAGGGCCGATGGGACCATCGCGCATAAAGCCAAGCAGCGCCGCCTGCTGCTCGTTCGGAAAGGCGTCGGTAAACGTACGATTCATGCCGATTCTCCTCTTTGGTTGGTGCCGCTAAACGGAGCAGGCCACTTCAACGCGGGTCAGCCACAGATCCTGGAGGATCTTCGCCACGTAGTACGATCTCCAGCCGACATAGCCGCGCTGCCCCAGAGGATCGTCCTTATCCCGCCTGTCCACGGGCACGACCGAAATTTCCACAGGCGAAACGGCCATGCCCTTGCCGTCGGCGTTCTTGGTCTTGTAGCCCTTGAGGGCGACGCAGCCGTAAGCATCGGCTCCGAAGATGAGGATGGGATAGACGTCGGCCTTGCCGCCGGACGAGGTCAGGACCGTGCCGCCGGCAGCGCCGCCCGCGCCAGCCCAGGCGGTCAGCACGTTGTTCTTAAGGAATCGGACCGGCCCGATCGCGCCGATTTCCTGGGGATAGGGCGTGACCGATCCGTAGTTCTTCTTTTCCACGAACCGGTCGCAGTTCTGGATGTCCTTGGCCAGATCCGAGTGGCAGACCGCGATATAGCAGTCATCCAGGGCCTCGGTGCCGTAGGCCGGCGTGCTGGAAAGGGCCTTGGTGATGGGTTCGGCCAGGTTGCGTTCCAGCATCCGCACCACGTTCTGGATCAGGCTGTAGTTGACCGTGGTGTTGACCGCGCTCCTGGAAGCCCCGTTCGCGTAGAAAACATTGATGCCGCCGAGGAGTTCGGCCGCCGTGACCTTCTCGAACATCACGGCGGCGGCCTTGCCCAGGTAATCCTTGGAGAGCTGCAAGGTCGGGTCGGTATGCGTGTCCTCCACCCGGTTGGTGATCATGTACAGATCGTAGTATTCCTTCAGGGTGGCGGCGACGTCCTCCCACTGCATCTTGCCCGGCTTGGGCGTCACGCCCTCGGCCAGCACCTTGGGATCAGTGGGCAACGGCAGATAGCGCCGCCATTCGATGACCTCGGTCTGGTTCTTGGGAATCAGCGCATGCTGCGCAAAGAGGCACAGCAACAGCCGGGGATACATGACCTTGAGGAATTCACTGGCCAGAAAAGCCCGCGTACGGTTGGAGACGTCCTGCGTGGTCGTCGTTCCAAAACGGCTCATAAGATGTCCCTTTTATGAAAGCCCGAACGCCTCTACGATCGCGCCATTGTAATCATCCGGGTCGGGCGCGCCAGCCAACGGCGCAACCGGGCGGCGGTTGCCCACCGCGCCGGCTTCCTCGGCCCGCCGACGCTTGTCTTCGCTCAGCGGCGTGTCCGGCTTCTTGTTGAGTGTCTTTTTGTACTGATCGAGCAAGGAGATAACCTCGCCCGCCCTACCGGCTTGCAGCACACGTTTCATGTCCACGGCGTCGGCATACGGTTGCCGGTCAATCCAGGCCGTCAGTCCCGACAGGAAGGTGGCGTACTCTTCCTGGAGCGCGGGATCACTGGATCGATAGCCACGCGTCTCGGGATGGTGTTCTTCGACCTTGGCGTTGTGCTCTTCCTGGGTGATTTCGCGCACCTCGGACCGCATCCTGCCAAGTTCCATCTGAAGGACGACATTCTGGGCAGCCAGACCGGCCATATCCGCCCCGGAATCCCCCAGAAGTTTGCGCAAGCGGTCACCCACCGGCCCGGCGGCTTCGAGAAGCGGATACAGTTCCGGGTAGGATTCACGGAATTCCTCGGCGTCACTGCGCAGGTTTTCAGGAATCTCCACCGTTTTCGGCGCTGCGCCATCACCCGTTCCGCCTGCGGGAACTTCCCTGCGCTCGCCCGACGGTTTCCCGGCCTTCAGGGCAGCCAGCTCGATTTCAAGCTGTCTTTTCTGATCCTCAAGGGCTGCCGTCCGCCCACCCAGGGTTTTCAGTTCCAGGCGCAGCTTGGCCGGATCGTCTTCGTCCGCACCCTCTCCAACGGCGGCATCACCCAGGCTGCTGCCGGGACTTGCGTCGCCCCCGGGTTTGCCGCCTTCGTTGACGCCATCCCCGAACGTCTTCCCGTCGGCCCCTCCTTCCTCCGGGGTTCCATCCGCCCCGGGACCGGACACATCAGCCGGCCCGGATTCGATCGGGCCTGCAGCGTCGCCGCTGGCTTCCAAACCCGGCCCACCGGCCAATCCGCTTTCTTCCACGCCGTAAGCGGCATCAAAGTCAGCGCCGTCAATTTCCAGGTCTGCCATCTTCCACTCCATGCCCCGGTACCGCGAGGCGGGCCGGGATCGTTTCGGGTCGCGGCCGACAAAACCGCGATGCCGTTAATCGCCAGGATCACCCGCTGTAAGCGCCACTCCCCGAGGGCGCAGGCGCGGGTTTCCCGACGATGTCTTTTTCAAGGGCATCCAGGGCCTGAATCTGCCCCTGGAACAGCCGGAAATTCCCTTCGGTCGCTGTTTTAAGCGCTCTGACCGCATCATCCCGATAAAGACCGATCAACTCCAACACAGCAGAAACGGAACGCGAATGTCCCTCGGCATATATTTCACGGATCAGATCTCTTTTATTTCCTGCCACCCTCATATGCCTCCTCGTAGAGCTTCAGCGCTTCATCAGATTCATCCTGGATTTCCATGTCTGTTATTTGAAGATCAACGGTGGTTTCTTTTCCTGACGATGTTTCATTCCCGGACATTCCAACAACAACAACTTTTGCAGCCAACAAATATATACCATCGTATTCGAAATCATCAGCTTTCATCTTGAGCTTTTTCAGCGCTTCATCATTTAATGTCAGGCGCAGTCCCCAAGGATATGCTGAGCCGTCAACCTCATATGACACTTTATTTGATTTCTTTCGTTCTTGTTTCATGGATTGCATGGATATCTCCTACATCGCCTGTTGCTGTCCTGTGTCCGCAGCCATCAGCATCGGCTGTCCGGCATCAGGCGACATTTCACCAGCAGGCGCTTCCTGGAGCGCCTGCCCCAAAAGCTCCTGCAATACTGCAGCCGGAGCGATATGACGTGATTCCATCTCAGCGATGAGAGCTTGAATCTTCCCAGTCGTTGCGGCCTGTGCCTGCATGACAAGTTGGTCCATCTGTCGCTTTTGAACTTCTGCATCGTTAAGAATGATTGGCTTGCTGATCTCCATGGAATCAGCCAATTCCTGCAGCAGAACCCTGTTATCGATCATGGGGGCAAAAGCCGGATTTTGCGTAGCCATCTGTGAGAAATTTTGGAGCCGCTGTGAGCGGACTTCCTTGGCAACAAGAGCCGTCGCACCACGCGCCACTACGGAAAAGTCACCCTTGATGTCCTCACGGGGGTTGAAATCCATATTCCAGTTGTAAAGCGCAGTCATATACGGCGCGGTAACGTAATCATCGAAGACTTTGACCATCGCCGCGATGTTGATGGTCAACGCCCCCATAAGCATGGACATGCCGCCGAGCGTCTTTGCAGCATCCGCGACATTCCCATCGCCATGAACCCATCGTGGCGTCGACTGTTCGTCCATGAACTCGTCGAACAGCTTGATCATGGTATGGAACAATGGGATGTTGTTCTGGACTTGATGGAAAACAATAAAATTCTTCAGGTCATCAACATTATCGAACAGGAAAACACGAAAGGCGTGAAGCTTTCTCGCATCTTCGTCCTGGGCGAGCGCGTTTCTGTCTATGCCGACGATTGGTCCGGCTGAAACACTGGCATTATCCAGCATGGCCCGGACTGAACCATTGAGCGCGCGCTGCGGATGGCGCAGAATACGGGCAACGCCTTCGCCAAAAATCGAAGCATCATCTTTTTCACAATAATAAAGCTGATACGGCATTGCGACGCCCTGGACTGGAGCGCGAACGGCCTTGATGATTTGATCGCCAAGCAACCAGACGTTGCAAAAAAATTCCTGGTCGAGCTGGTCTTCGGGAATCTCCACCCCGGCTTCGGCCAATTGGTCGCCGCGCAGCCAGCCCCAGCGTTCCCAGACGTCAAAGCGGCCGGCGAGATTCACGGTGGCAGTTTTCTCGCCCACCCGGCGCAATTCAGCGTCGATCCTTCGTTGCTCGGCGTCGCCGTCTTTGTTTTGACGCAGATACTCCCTGATGATCTTCCCGTTGAAAGACTTGCGGCCGGCGAGTTTCATGACCTCGCCGTAAAGCATTTGATACAGTTCCCAGGCGTAGCGGCAGGAGCGGATATCCTTGGAGGACATATCCGGGTAAAAATTCCAGAGATTGACGAAGGTCGAGGTCGGCTGCAACGCGGCAGGCTCACGCACAAGCTGCCATTCAGCCTGCACCGTCTCCGCTCCTGAAGCGTCAGAAACCGTTTTCGGGACAGGCTTCCAGACCTCACGGACCTGCTGATTGACCAGCGGCCCCTTGTGGACGCCTGTCCCAAGGCGCACGGCCGAGCGGACCACCTCAAGCATCGTGGCGCGGTACCCGCAGTGATCCGGCGACTCGGCAAGCTGATCCGCCATTACGATTCGCATGGCTTCGGACCGCTCTTTGGCCACCTCAAGCAAGCATTCCGCCACAGGCCGCCCCTGCTCCAGAGCCCGGCGCTTGGCCTCATCCTGACCGGATTGATCCAGAGCCGGCTCCGGCGTCGGACCAATCTCCCAGTTCGGGTCTCCTGACTGCGGAAACAGGATGTCCATGATCCTGGCTTCAATCGTGTCGCACTTGACCTTGGTCTTGCGAATGAAGACCTTGGAACGATCCTCGTCTATCTCCTGCAAGGTCTTTGGATCATAGATACCCTTGTAGGCGCGCCAATCCTCCAGCCAGATCTCTTCCTGCAACTGCCGGTCGAGTTTTGCGCTATCGCGCTCGGAGACCAACTCCCTGGCCAGCTTGGGAAGCATTTCAGCCATCATGCCGCCCCTTCTCAGCCGGCCGGCCGGCGAACACCACGCAATCGCGGTAGTCCCGCAATCTCTTCACGACGGCCTGGGGCATCGGGCAACCAAGCGCCTTCAGATGGCCCATGATGGAAAGCATTTCGTTGATGGCGAGATAGAGGATGATGCCGGCCCGGAAGTCGAAGTGCAGCCAGCCCTCGGCCTTGAAATTCAACATGCTGTCGAGGGTCACGGCGGCGAAGATGGCTGCGGCGTAGAGGAAGAATTTGGACAGGCCGCGCATGAAGCGCCGCCGTGACAGGCAATCGTCAATCCAAGCCCGGGTGAAACCAAGAACGAAATCAACGCCCCAGAGCAGAAACAAACCGTTGGTCAGCTTGTCCCAGCCGCCGAGCAGGCCGCAGGCCACAGCCAGGACCGTGGACCAGAACGTCTTGCCCAGCCACCCGACGAGCAGATCCTTGCCCACATTGGCCAGATTATCCCAGACGACGCCCCACATCAGGCCGCCCCCACCAGGGCCAGCGCCCGGGCGGACTCGGGGCTGTCGGCCAACCGCTTGGCCGCCATCTTGAGGATGGCCAGGGAATGGGCGTCGGTGGCGTCCATGGCCACCGGCTCGGGCAGATCGGCCTGCAGGCGGACGTAATGGTCGCCAAGTGAGGCCGCGCAGTCGTGATGCACCATCTCGGCCCCGCCGGAAAACATCACGTCCATCAGTTGCGGCGCCCACTGCGCCAACCCGTAGGACCGGGCAGCTTCGAGCAGAATGGGCTTTTCGCAGCGCCCCGTGCCCAGGGAAATCAGGGCAACGCCTCGGCTGTCTGTTTCCTCCAGCAGCCCCAGGCCGGCCAGCAGGGCCAGCCGCGCCGGGTTGTTGGCCACCACGCCGCCGTCAATGCACGGCGTCACCCGGCCGGAAAGGCTGGCGATAGCGAACGGCTCGAAAAACGTCGGCGCGGCTGAAGTCGCACGGCCCACGTCGGCCAGTCGGTAATCATCCCCGGCGCTCCAGGATGTGAAAATCACCGGCTCCCGGGCCTCAATGTCGTAGGCCACAGCCATGGCCCGGGTCTCTGTCGATGAAAGCAAACGGTCCCCGAACACATCGGACAGGGCCACTTCCAACTCCCCGGCATCATAGAGTTCGTCGGCCACCCCTCCCAAAGACTTCAAGCATTGCTTTAAGGATAGACTAAAAATGGCCGGCCCACGTTCCAGGTAAAAATCGGCCAAACGGGCTGCCGGAATGCCGGCGGCAAGCCCCAGGGCGATGATGCCGCCGGTTGAGGTGCCTGCGATGAGATCGAAATGCCTGGCAATAGACTGCCCGGTCCTGGTCTCGAACGCGGACAGCAGCAGCGCGGGGAGCAGCCCCTTCATGCCGCCACCATCAATGGCGAGAATTTTCACGTCACATCCCCCGGGCCTTCATGGCGGCCACGGCCACGGCGGATCCGGCCTTGGCCAGAGAGGCCAGCCACGTTTTCCAACCATCCACCTGGGCTTGCGTCCTGGCGTCGGCCGGGATCTGCGGCAACGCTTCCAGCGCTGCGACCACGCCGGCCGCCTGGCTCTCCAGGGAATCGGCGGTGACGCCGGTCATGCCGGCGCAGCCGGCCATAAGAAGAAGGGAAACGATCAGGATACATGCGGCGAGGTGTCGCATGGCTCGGCTCCTTCAGGGGCCGTTGCCCCGACAATGGGTTGGTTTTTCCTGGAGGCTATTGCCTGCTCCAGGACGGCGAGAATCTGCTGCTGAGAACTCTCCACCCTGGGGTCCTTGACCTTCCCGCTCAAAAGCGGCCCCTGCGCCTCGTTTCGACCGTACAGCACCAGCCCAAGGCAGGCCGAAACCGCTGCAAACAACGTCGGCGCGTCCAGGGAAAGGACCAGGGGAGCGTTCTCGTCGATGGAGAATTTGAACGTGTGGACCGTGCCTGAGGCCATCAGCGCCAACAGCCCGGACAACGCCCACTGGAGCAGGCCGCCCCAGACGGTTTTGGACCTGGCGTAGGCGCTCAAAACGGTCTTAGCGTCCACGCTTCACCTCCACGCCCGCACCCATGGTCCAGACGTCAATGGGCAGTTCGCTGGCCGCGATGACAAACCGGAGCTTGTCGAGAAACCGCACATCCCCGGGCCGCTCCAGGATCAGGACGATCCCGGCCCGCTTGCCCGTTGCCCCGGCGTAGGCCAGGGACTGGCCCACAGCCTCGGCCCATTTGCTGGCAAAATCGAACTCCACGGCGTGGCTGTCCGTCTCGCAGTCCACCCGCAGCCCTTCGCGCGGCGTGGTTTCCAGCGCCCCGCCGGCCGAGGCGCACCAGATGCCCTGGTAGAACTTTTCGGGATGGTCGCGGCCGGCCCGGGCCGACTGGCAGGAGAACAGCACCAACGCCGTGGCCAGGACGATCAGCGCCACACGCGGCCGGGTGTAGACCCACTCCCAGACCGCGCAGCTGCGCCGGGCAACGGCCTCGGAAAATCCGAGATCCTTCAACCGGCAAAACACATGCAGCGGGTTGCAGCGGTGCCGCAGCCATTCCAGGGGGCTAGGCATGGGGCAGCCCTCCGTCGATGAGGGCGCAGACCCTGGCCGGGTATCCGGGATTGGTATTGTGCACGGCAGCGTCGGGGCCGCCGTTGTAGGCCCGAAGCACGCCCGCCCAGCCGTATTTGCCGAGGTAGCTTTTGGCGTAGGCGGCCAGGTGCTTGCACCCGATGTCCACGTTGGCCACCGGATCATGCAGGGCGTTCAGGAACCGGCCCGGGAAACCCCGCTCCCGGGCCACGGCCCCCATGACCTGCATCAGACCCCAGGACGCCTGCTGGCCCCACCACTCGGCGTCCGGGTCAACCCCTTTGCACGCCATGAAATCCTTGGGCGGAACTTCGGCCGCAGACTCGGCAGCGGTGACCGGACGAAACGGCTTATTGGCCCGGACATCCCAGAACCAGCGATAGCGCGGCTCGGCATTCCAGGCCCAGACGTCGCCCCCGGATTCGACCTGGATGACGGACTGGACCAGGAGCGGCGGCAGCCCGTGCCGGCTGGCCGCTTCATGCGCGATCTGGACGATTTGTTCTTCCGTGGCGGCAAAAAGAGACATGGCGGCCTCCTTGAGTGGCGGCCGCCATGTCCAGGGTCAGGAGAGGGCGTCGTGCGGTGGAAAACGTACGGGCGGCAGCCGTTGCAGCAGGCCAAACTGTACCACGGGTTTTTACGCTGTTTCGGCCCTGTACCGGAATGTACCAGAGATGAACCGGATAGAGCCGGAGATGAACCGGAATGGGTATGAAGTTTTTTCTTGACAAATATTCATGCTGGAATCTGCATCGTGCGGGGAGGCCGTCTGCGGCGGTGTTTTCGGCACCGTAGGCAAGGCCCAAGAAGCGGATCGGGAGGGGTAGAAAAAGCTATCTGGTAACAGGTACTGGCCGCATCGTGTCTGGCATTAAAAACCACGCCTGACCAGTCTTTTTATCCAATACAAACCCACGAAGATCATGCAAATTAACTGAATATCGATTAGAATCCGTATAGATATAAACACTAAAGACAATTGCGAAAGCAATAATAGCGGAAACCAAAATCGCCGTCACATTGATTGAATCTTTGTGCTGTTCAGTCATCGCGTCACTTCGCCAGCAGCTTCACCAGGGCAGCAATAATGGCTGACTGGGCAACCAACATCCCAGCCACCCACTTGATCAAATCGGCTTTTGTCTCGGCCAGCTTGAGCTCCAAATCAGCCTTGGTCGCCAAGTCTTTCCGCATAGCTGCGTCCTGGGCTTCGAACAGCTTGGCGATAACCTCAGCCGCTTCAGGGCCTACGGCTTTTTCCAATTTCTTTGAATCATCGAACAGGAGCATCGCGCTTACCTCTGTACTGGACCGTCCGTGTACTCGCGCCACCAGAGCAGTATTTCTTCCCGATGAGCAAGATAACTATACCCATCTTTGCGCACCGGCAACCCCAGCTCTATAAGCTGCGCAAACCGCCTTCGGCCTACTCCAAGCACTCCCCGGATAACATCCCGACCAAGCAACACGTTGGGATCACGCCCTTCTCCCGCCATATCAATACCCCGCCACGGTATCGGCCGAACCCGACCGTGTTTCCCTGCGTCCGAGAGCCGGCTTGCGCTCGTCGCAGCAGGCTATAACCCACAACAGCGCCGCCACGGCCGGAAAATCCTCGATATGCCGCCGGATGTCCCGGCCGGCGTCCTCCACCTGGGCAACCAGATCCTGCCGGCCCAGGACCAGGGCCGAGCGACCCACCACCCGGGCCGTCAGGTAGGGAGCCAGGTCGGCGTGGAGCTGGCCCCCGGCCCCCACCCCGGGGGCGGGGCGCAGGGTGATGCGCGGCCGTCCCTGGGCTGTCAGGCGCTCATTGAACATCCGCAGCCGCTTGGAATACGGGTGAAAGGGGTTGCCCACCCAGGCCGTTACCGCCGAGCGGCCGGCCCACTCCCCCACCAGCGGGGCTGCTTCCGCCGCCAGTTCCAAAAGGCGTTCCACGTCCGCGTGGGACTCGTAGTCCACCAGCCGCAACGTGCGGTAGCCGTCCACGGGATCGGCGGCCACATCCTCGGCCAGGGCCACCACCGCACCCGGCGTGGTCCCCTTGGGCCAGCACAGCCCGGCCACCACCCGGGTGAACCGCATCCCGGTCTCCCTGTCCCGAATCCGCGTCAGTCCGCTCACCGGCTCGACATAGGCTTCCAGCTTCATTGCAAGTTCATCCCCGCATAAAAACTGTTGCTGGCGAAATCCGCCGCAATGCCCCAATAGTTGAGCGCATGCCGATAATGATCCGGCCCGAGCCTGACCCAGGTGTAGGTCCTGCTCCCCGTCTCTTCGTCCTCTTCCAGCTTCTTGGCCGTCGCGGCGCAGTGGGAAGCGAACACGTCCACCGGGCCGCAATGCCTGGGCAGCACCAGCCGCTTTCCGGTCAGGGCTTCATGGGCCGCGTCCATGCTTTCCGTCCGGTTGACCGACACCTGCAATTTTTCCTCGTTCCAGGCGTAAGCCCCCTTCTGGTGCGGGCTGTACCAGTTGAGAAACACCCGGCCCGGGAAACGCGCGGCAAACTCCCGGGCCTTGCGCGTCTCGGGCATGCCGTCGATGACGCACCGCGACACGCCAAACTGCCGCATCAACCCATCAAGCTCCTCGAAATCCCGGTACTCGCCCAGGTGGATGATGGTGCCGTCCCGCCGCCCGATGACCACATGCAGCCCCTTGCCCTGGTCCACCCCCATGCAGCACGGCCCCGTGTCCGAGGCGGCAATGCCGTGGGAACCGCACAGGGCCAGCACCTCTTCCTTCGTGATGCGGCAATCCGCCTCGACGTAGGCCAACCCGAGCTTGTAGTTGTAAAACGCGGACATGCTGAGCGTGGTGCGGTACTGCGAGAGAATTTCCGCCGGGGTCACATACTGCGAAAAGAGCTGGCTGTACTGGTAGCCGCGCCAGTCCGCCACCCCGGGCTTGCGCGCCACCCACTCGCCTTGGGCCGGATGCAGCACGCCGTCACGGCAGCGCATGCACCGCAGCACCACCGTCCCGTCCGACCGCTCCCACAAAAGGTCCGGCACCCCCCGCTCCCGGGGAGTGGCCGCCGCTTCCCACTCTTCCACTGGATCGGTCCAGCCGCCGCAGGCCGGACACTTGAGCAGCCAGCGCCGCTGGTCCGTGAGCTGGTGCAGGCGGTCAATCCCGAAATCCGGCAGGGTCGGGTTGGACAGGAAATGCTCCCACTTGTGGTCCGAGTGGGCCATGCGCTCCCGGGCCACGGCGTCGATTCCGGCCGGAAACAGGTCAAATTCGTCGTAGATCACGAAGTCCACCGGGTCCGAGCGCAACCCTTCCGTGGACTTCGTCCCGCGAAACAGCAGGTTTTTGCCCCGCACCTGCTTGACGCCGATGGAGTCGGTGTTCTGCACCCACTTCCCCAGGGTATCAGCGTTGCGGTCCACCAGCGGCCCGACGCGGGTCCGCGAGAAGTCGCCCGAGCCCTTGGACGACGGGAACAGGTACAGGATGCCGACAAAGGGCATGAACAACGCGCACCAAAACGCCCGCAAAATAGCCCGGGTGGTGTTGCCCATCTGGGCGCACTTCATTTCGACCTGGCGGGGATGATCGTCGGAATACGGCACCTGCAGACATTCGTGACGGGAGAAGGAGAAGGGGCCCCGGTCGAGCACCACCCCCTTCTGGCAGGCCCACCCCCCCACCCCCCCGGGGGGGGCCTGCTCCGTCGTCTGGACCACCGTCTGCACCTTGGTCAGGAAGTCGGTCATGATCGACCGCCCATCCTTTCCTCCCACAAGTCCCGTTGTCCGTCGTCCCGCCATCGCTTCCCTCACACCAGCTCGAAGGCGTACACTGACCGGATCTCGTCCGGCTGGATGCACAGGTAGTCGAGCGTTTGCTTCTGCGTCGCGTGACCGAAGACGGCCATCAGCGTGGGAATATCCACGTTGCAGGTCACGCGCATGTGGTAGCCCCAGGTTTTCCGCAACGTGTGCGAACCGTAATGGCCGGGCAGGTTGACGGCTTCGCACCAGCCGATGACCATGCGCCGCAGCCAGGACGTCGTCAGACGGCCCCGTTTGCCCTGAAAGAGCAAATCCGCATCCTGGTATGGCCTGGAGGCCAAAAGGCGCTCCACGGCCTCCCTGACGGGCTTGTTGGCACTGATCCGCCGCAGGTTGCCGGTTTTGATCTCCCGCACCACGTCGCCATCGTCCGGATCGGCCAGGATGGCCTTGACCCCGCCGACGGTCAGGGACAGCAGGTCGCTGGCCCGCAAGGCCGAGTGGATCCCGACCACGAACAGCGCATGGTCGCGCGGCTTGTCGAACAGCAGCTTGGCGATGGTTCCGAGCGCCTTCTTGCTCTTGATCGGGTCAACCGCGATGGCCGAGCCTTTCGGAGCGTGGTTGTTGCGCGTCATTTCCTGGCCCTCCGTTTCGTCGTGTTTTATGGCATTTTTCAGCTTTACACGACTAACGTCAAGGGCTTCGAAACCGGCAATTTCGGCAATATCGCGACAACACCCTGAATTCACGTTCAATTCCTTCTAATCTTTTCGTCGTCTTTTATGCTAAAGACGACGAATCTAATCCGACGCCTTCAGTCCAAAATCCAGGGCATTCTGCGTGGCGTCGATTGCCAGCAGCTCCTCGACGACCTGCCGGGCAAGATCCGGCGCGGCTCGTTGCAAAACTTCCATGACCTTGGCCTGGAACTGCATGCACCGCTCGATGTCGAACTTGGTGCGCTTGATCGTGTTGTCCAGTTCCAGCTGCTTGCGCATCTCGGCCAGGATGGCGATGTAGGCCTGCAAACCATTGCCCTTGCGCCCCACGAGTTGCTCCAGCCGCCCTTTGGCCTGCCAATCGCCTGCAAGGGCCTTCTCGCACAACTCCGCAAGGGCGGCCGCCTTGTCGGCCAGCAGCGAGAGTTTGGTCAGCGCGTCATGCTGCCGCGTGAGCACCTCGGCCTGGATCACCGGCGGCGTCGCAGCCGCAACGCTTCCCTCGCAGCGTTTCTTGACTTTCGAGACATAGGCCTCGCAAACGCCATGCTCTATGGCCATCTGCTTTTGGGTCAGGCCTGCTTTCTTGCCTTCGAGGTAGTCCGCGTCGGTAAACTTCGCCATGTGGTGAACTCTGCTTTCCCAGTTCTCAAACTCTACTACACCGCTTTACTGTACTCAACCCGTAAATATTGACCAGCATTCACCCGTTTTTGTAGTCAAGGAGGCATTGACTTCACCACTGTGTTGGAAACTGCATGCTGCACTCGGCTTTTTTTCTTCAACTCTTCCCAGGCTTCAGCGCTCATCCCCTGCCCTATGCCATCAACGCTGCATTGGGCTTGTGATTCCAGTTCCTTTGCCGCTTGGTCAACGATCTGTCCGAAGTTCTCAAAGAACGCTTTCGGTGAAAGGATTCGTGAACTCCAAAACCAATTCTGCAGGGCAAACCGGGTTGCCCGCTCGATGTCTTCGAGGGTTTGCCCATCGTCGAGGAGCCCCTGCAGCATCGCCGGCCATTTGCCCGGACGTTTCGGCCTCTTTTTTGGCCGGCACTCGGACATGAGGGCGAAAATGATTTCTCTCGCTCTCTCCCCGTTTGACGGGTGAGAGAGAGCTAAAGGAGCAGGAGAAGGAGCAGGAGAAGGGGCATTGCTAAACGATGCTTGGGGCAATGCTTCGGGCATGCTCGGAGCATTTTTCTCTTTTGTGCCCCATCGCGCCTGGGCTGCCTTCCTCGCCTTTTCTGTCCGCTTTTCCGCATGGATAGCGTAGCCCTGGTGATCTTCCCAATCGTGCAGGGCGTACGCGCCGTCCTCGTCTTGATCGAGAAAACCGCAGGTCTGGAGCGCCGAGACGAATTTTTCCGGATCATCCTCCCATCCTGCCTCGAGCGCGATGTCCGTGGCATCCATTCCATGAAGTATTCCGGTAGGATGATTCATGGCCGTGGAAATCCACAGGTCAAGGAGATAGTCGGTTGAGTCCGGGCCGAGCATCATTCGCAAGCGTTTCCGCTTTCGGTGCCCCTTGAAGGAAACGGCGATTCGAATGTCCGTGTTCATACGAAATTCCTGGCGCATTCATGCGTTAGCATTGCTCAAATCCAAAACGAGCATTGCTTGATTATGCTTGGAGCATAACTCCCCGTAATAGCATCATGTTCTGAAAAAGCCCTCATCTTGCCGCAATAGCCTACAAACGGTCATCCTGCTCAAATCGCACATTTTTTCTATTGAACGCGACCGGCACGTCGCCGGTCATGGAGTTGCGGCTTTTGGCCACGGTCAACTGCGTGAACTGGACATCCTCGCGCCCCGAGCGGTCCCACGGCTGGATCAGGAGGATGATATCCGCGTCCTGCTCGATGGCTCCGGACTCCCGGAGGTCGGATTCCACCAGCTTCGGCGATTTTCGCTTGGCCACCTCGCGGTTCACCTGGGCCAGCAGCACAACCGGCACAGCCAGATCCTCGGCCATCAGCTTGACTGACCGTGAGATCGCCGCGATTTCCTGTTCCCGGTTCTGGTGGTGGCCATCGGGCGGGATGAGTTGGGCATAATCGATAAACACGATGTCCAGGCCGCTCTCTTGCCGCCAGCGCCGGCAGGCGGCCCGGATGTCGGACGGTTTGCGCGCCGGCTTGTCATAGATGTGAAGCGGCATCTGCTTCATACGCTGGCAGTGATCGTAGATCCTGGACCAGTCCTCGTCGGAAAATTTGCCGTCCCGGAATCGCTGGGCCGCCACCCCGGCTCCAGAGGAAAACATGCGGTTCAGCAACTGGTGCCTGCCCATCTCCAGCGAGAAAATCCCGGTCGGATGCCCAAGCCCGACAGCGTGTTCGGCAAAGGTCAGGGCCAGGGCCGTCTTGCCGTGGCTTGGCCGGGCCCCGACGACAATCATTTCCCCGGGCATGAACGAGCGTATAAGCCCGTTGAGCTTCCAAAACGGTGTGGAAACGCCGCCTCCGCCCGACTCTTCGAGCTTCTCCAGGTACGCTGTGTACGGGTCGAGAAATTCATCCGGCGTCTCGCCGTGGGTATCCAGCCGGTCTTTGAGCACCGCATCGGACGCCGTCTGGGCAATGGACACAAACTCGGCCGGATCGCGCTCCGGATCGTAGGCAATCTCGATGATGCGCCGGCCCATGACCGCCATTGACCGGCGCTTGGACATGGCCCGCATGATGCCGGCATGGTGCAGGGTATTGGCGGCCGAAAGGATGCAGCCGGCCAGTTCGCCCAGATAGGCCGGGCCGCCGGCTTTATCGAGCTGCCCAGCGGCAGTCAGGGCGGCAGCCAGCGTGATCAGATCCACCGGCTTGTTTTCGCGCCATAGGCCACCCATCGCTTCCCAGATCACCTGATGGCGAGGATCGTAAAAATCCACACGGCGCAGCTCGATCCCCAGTTTGTCCAGGATCGAAGGTTTGATGAGCACCCCGCCAAGCACGGCCTGCTCGGCGTCAAGGTTGTGCGGCGGCACATTGCGCAGCAGCATCCCTGTCAGGTCTGCCGGCCCGGATTCAGGGCGGCGGTTTCGTGGCGTGGCCATACGCTCCCCCTTCGCTATCCCGCCCCGGCCGGCCCAAAAGCCACCGGCCGGGGCGGAAACTCCCTGCTAATGCACGGCGCCGCCCTTCCTGCCTTTAGGAGTGGCGGCTTTCTTGTCCCGTTCCTTGTCCCAACGCGCCCGGGCCGCTTTTGCTGCCTTGGCGGAGCGTGCTGCGGCATCGGCCGGACTGCCCAGACCGACGGCCAGGGCAGTTTGGACGGCTGCCAGTGTCCGGCCGCGCACTTGGCCCACGTCCTCGGCGACCCGCCCGAGCATGTCGCTGCTGCTTTGGGCGATGTCCCTCAGCGCGCCGGCCATGCTTCTGGAAAATGCGTCGGCGTCGCGGGTGAAGGCCAGGGTGTTGAGCACCACGGCCATGTCCTTGAAAAAAGCGACGTTGGCCCGGATGCGGGCCAGTTCGCCTTCCAGGACGAGCAACGGGCTTTCGGCGGGATGTGACAAAGCGACCGGTGGCGCGACCCTCTCGTGGAGCCGGGCTTCCATGGCGTTGAAAGCCTGGATGTAGCGGATCTTCCAGGCCAGGGCGCGCTTACCCCGAAAACCCATGGCCAACAGGGTGAAGCCATCCCGGGAGAGGTTGTAGACAGCGTCTTTGCGGGTACCGCCACCTGGCATGGGTACATCAATCTGCGTGGGCTCAAAATTGAGCGCACGCAGTTCGTCGGGCAAACTGGCAAGGAGTTCCCGGATATCCCGCAGAACATTCTTGTGCTCTTTGCCGAAATGCGCGGCCACCGTGAGGCTGGAAACGACCGGACGTCCCGCGACGATGGTCAGGTTGGGGGAAAGACTGTTCATGGCGCACCTCCGTAAGGTTGGGATTGGGGCAATAAAAAAGGCGGCATGACGCTCCCCTGCCTTACGAGCAGCCGGGGCCTCGCGGACACCCGGACGTCATACCGCCAATTCATTGCCCCACCCCGAAGGGAGGTGCATGGGCGACAAATGCAAAAAGCCCGCTCTTTTGTTCCGGCTTGGGACCGGATCAAGGCGGCAGGACGCCTCGTAAGGTTGGGAGACCAACCATGCCCGAGGCGGGCAGAGGGCGTCAAGGGACGAACGCTTGGCGCAGAGAAATTGACAACTGCGGCCTTAGCCCGTCGTTCGCAATCGATGAAATAACGGCGGGACTGCCGCCCCTTGTCGGTCTTTTCGACCATGGCCAGCTCTTTGGCCATGTCGATGGACAGGTGGTAGTCCTTGGCTGGACGACCGCCTTCCGGGGTTTTCCTCATTTTTGAGGAAAACCACACATAATCCTGGTTCTCCGCAAAGCCGTACTCCTCGACTCGACGACGAATCCAGTCGTCGAACCGGGTTTCGACTTCCAGGAATTCGTGCAGCTCACGGGCATTGACGGTCTGGGCAGGTTCCCCGGCCAGTTGGCCGGGAGTGATGGGGATAAGGCCGGTCATGATGCACCTCGTTCTGTTGGGATTTGGGCACGAAAAAAGGCGACGGCATGACGCTCCCCCGCAGAACACGGCCGGGGCCTCGCGGACACCCGGACGTCATGCCGCCGCCAATACGAGCCCTTCCCCAAAGGGGAGGCGCATGGGCGACAAATGCAAAAAGCCCGCTCTTTTGTTCCGGCTTGGGACCGGATCAAGGCGGCAGGACGCCTCACAAAATTGGTTGACCAAACGTGCATGAGGCGGGCCGGGGGCGTCAAGGACCCACCCTTGACAATACACACTCCAGTGCGCATTAATTCGCCATGAACAGCGTGGAACTGATTCGGTTGCTCGAAGAGGCAGGGTTCAGACTGGTGAGCATTCGTGGCAGCCACCACAAATACCGCCATCCCGACGGCCGCGTCACCATAGTTCCACACCCGAAAAAGGACCTGGGCACGGGCTTGGTGCGTAAAATCTTGCGCAAGGACGCCAAGCTCATCGAATAGGAGGCAATCATGTATTTTCCCGCCGCCGTCTTCATTGAGGAAGGCAAGGCCTACGGAGTGACCCTGCCGGACATCCCCGGCTGCAACACCGCGGGCGACACCCTGGAAGAAGCTCTTGCCAACACCCAGGAAGCTGTCGAACTCATTCTTGAAGACGCCTCCGAGAAGCCGGCTCCCAGCAGCCTGGAGCACTACAAGGACGATCCGGTTTACAAGGACGCCGTGTGGGCCTTGGTCAATGTGGATCTCGGGTTCATGGATGAGCGCACGGTCCGGGTGAACATCACGGTTCCCGCCGGAACACTTGAGGAAATCGACCGCGCCGCCAAAGGACGCGGCCTCAACCGCTCCGCTTTCCTGGTCCGCGCCGCCAGGCGTGAAATGGCCTGCCAATAGCCGATATGCCATCCCCAACAGGGCACTCGTTGCCGCCTCGACACCAAATCGGGTGCAGGCCGAAGCGCCAGGGCCATAACGATGAACACCATGACCTACAAGGGCTTCACCGGATATTTTGATTTCATTCCCGATGACGACGAATTCCACGGTCGGGTAATAGGCATCCGGGATGTGATTCATTTCTCCGGCCGCTCGGTCGAGGAGCTGCGGCAAGCCCTGGCCGACTCCGTGGAGGATTATCTGGACCTGTGCGCCCAGGCAGGCAGAACTCCTGAAAAGCCCTGCTCCGGGCAATTCCGGCTGCGTCTGTCTCCGGAAATCCATAGACTTCTGGCCGTCGCCGCCAGGGCCAAAGGCAAAAGCCTCAACGAATTCGTGGCCGATGCGGCCGAAAGGGCGGCGAGGGATGCCGTGCTGTGATTTTTGGCGGATTCTCCCGTAGTGTACCCACATGGACACCGTGACCATTCCCTTCGAAGTCGCCGAACTGCACCTTGACGGGGCCAGTCTCATCCAGGCTTGGCGCGAATACCTGGGGTTGACCCAGGATGAAGTCGCCCAGCGACTGGGAGTCCCCGTCTCGGCCTTTGCCCAGATGGAAGCCCCTGATGCGCATTCCGATGTGGCGACCCGCAAAAAGATCGCAGAAGCCTTGGGCGTGAATTGGCAACAGCTGCAGGTCGAATAAGCGTGCTGGCGGGAACAACCTATGTTGGAAATTACAAAAACCTTCCGCGCTGACGGATTCGTGGTGGTCAGTGTCGTCGTTCCAGCAGATCGGGTTGACGACGTAGTGCGCGCCATCGAAAACGCTTTGGAGCCGAACATTCCGGCCGAAGAGGTTTTTGCCGACTCGACGCCGGGGAAAATTCTTTCCGGTGCGCGCGGATTGCGGGAAATGACCCAGGCCCGGCTCGCCTCCGCTATCGGTGTGCACAAGTCCCATATTTCCGAGATGGAACGCGGCAAGCGCCCAATTGGCAAGGAAATGGCCAAGCGACTGGGAAAAGCCCTGAGCATGAACTGGCGGATTTTTCTGTAGAGTATCCGTAGCCTTAGCTCTCGAAAATCCATCGGATTCCGGCCGTCGTTGCCAAAGACAAGACCCTCACCGCTTGTGTCGCTGCAACAGAGACACGCAAGGTCCCGGATGACGGTAGGTGACCCTTGAGCGCACCGAATCATCGGGAACGTGACCACGCCCACGATCAAGCCCCGCTTCGGCGGGGTTTTTCGTTTCCCAAGCCCGAAGGCGAAAAGGCCCGCCAGGAGGGCAACCGCGGGGAAAGAAGGGGCGAAGATCAGGCCGAACATGGCCTGCCCCAAATGCAAATAGCCCCAAATTTGCCCTGTTTTTTGGGGCAGACTTTGGGGCAGATTAGACGAACGTGTGTATTGAGGGCAGAGAGGGGTAAGAATTTCTCAATAAAATCAATTTGGTGCGAGAGGGGGGGCTCGAACCCCCATAGCCTAAGCCGCCAGATCCTAAGTCTAGTCTGGACCGGTTCCGTCGCGTTCGTGGGGGTTCGTCGGAATATACAAAACCTTGCATCCCGGCTACTTGGCGTGTACTCGATACCTCGGGATATGTGGGTGTATCAACGAAACCGGGACAGGGCCGGGACAGGCCGGGACAGGGAACCAAATGAAATGGATGAGTTCTGGCGTTCCAGGCGTGCGGTATCGAGAGCACCCCGAACGCACCGTCCGGGGTGGTGCGCCTGACCGATATTTCAGCATCAGGTTTTTTCGTCAAGGAAGGGATATAGAGGAAGGATTGGGGTGGGCGTCGGAAGGCTGGACCGTCCGGAAGGCGTCAGACCTTCGCGACCGGCTCAAGGTGGCCCACAAAACGGGCGAGGGGCCAGACACGTTGGCCGCCAAGAGGGGGGAGTTAAGGCAGGAGGAGAAAGCCCAAGAGCAGAATGATGCGCCGACAACTTATCAAGGCTTGGCAGAAAAGCACTATCTGCCGTGGGCGAAGCGTGAAAAGAAGTCGGGATGGCTGGACGAGATACGGCTCAAAAATCACCTCTACCCGGCATTTGGAGACATGCCTCTTGAGGCAATCACCACGCAGGCGATTGAGGTGTTTCGGGACCGGCTGCTGGAGACGCTAAGCCGATCCACGGCGAAACAGATTTTGGCGCTGCTGCGGAAGACGCTGAACCACTTTGCGCAACTCGGACTGTTCGCGTTGCGCAACCCCGTCTCCAACGTCAAAATGCCACGGCTCGACAACGCTTGCGAAAGGTTTCTGTCCCGCGAGGACTACGCCCGGCTTGTTGGCGCAGCGGGGAAAATGCGAACCACCGACCTGAGGGATGCCATTGTTCTGGCCGTCCATACCGGCCTCCGGCTTGGCGAGATCCACCGGCTTGATGCCGTCGACGTGGACCTCGCCCATGGCTATCTGACCGTGCGCGAGGACGACGGCAAGCCCGGGGGAAAAGTACCCCTGAATGACGACGTTCGCGCCATGCTGACGCGAAGGCTTGCCGGCAGGAGTTCCGGCCTCGTCATTGCCCCCACCGATCAGCTTGCCAAAACCCTGTCCAGGCAGTTCACGCGACTGGCCAAAGAACTCGGACTGAACACCGGGGAAGAAGATAGGCAGCATCGCCTGACGTTTCACAGCTTGCGGCATACGTTCGCCTCCTGGCTGGCCCTGGCGGATGTGGATCTGTACCGCATCCAAAAGCTCATGCGGCACAAGACCCCGGCGATGACTCAGCGTTACGCCCACTTGCGCCCTTCTGCGCTGCTGCAGGATGTTGCGATCCTGTGCTCGCCACCATCCCATCCAGATCCAGATGACGCTTGAGGCCGTACTTTCGAACAATCCATTCGAGCAAGACTTTGGTGTCGTAGACGACCTTTCTGCCGATAGTGTACCTGACGGCTGGGCCATCTCCTTTGCTGTCACAGATATTGATCGTTTGTGGCTTTATGATGCCGCCGAGCGTCTCGTACACCGCTTCCCTGGCAACGCGCATAGG